AAGCTGTAGCAGCTCCACCAGCTTTATCTTTGGCTCCTGAAATCAGTTTATCAAACGCATTTAATGGTGTTAGGGATTTGTCAATTTTAAGACCTAAATCAGCAAAAGCACGTGAATTACCAGCGATTGCTTTAGCGACCTGTGTGGCTGTTGTGCCTAAATCTTGATTTTTATAACGTGCTAAATCTGCTGTTGTAGCAAGGACATCCAGAGCCTTAGCAGGGTTACCCAGAGATGTTGTAAGTTTAGTTAATGCTCCAAGCGTGTCAGATGATCTAAATCCAAGATTAGTCATCGAATTGACTTGCTTGTCAAATGCTGGTTGCAAAGCATCAAAAGTTGTGCCGGTATTTTTTAACGCTACGTTAAGTCCTGCAATAGCACTAGCTTCTGCCTTAAACGCCCCTATGGAGTCGGAAATAACCTTTTCTACGCTATAGGCAGCAGCGAACCCCTTGACCACTCCAGTAAGGCTTTCAAAAGCTGTTTTTGCTTGGTTAAGTTGTTGAGTGCCTTTAAACGATGTGATTATGTCGATGAAGATATTATTTTTAGTGTTCATGCTACCTTCTTAAATGCAGTTCCGGCATCAACGCGAACCTTAAAGGTTGCCTGAGTTCTTTCAATAGATTTTACCACTCCACCAAGTGCGCGACCTTGATTGTCAGCCCATGCCTTATAAATAAGACGTCCACGCATCATGCCTTCGCCTTGCATCCGAGGAAATGAATTATTGAAATGTAATCCGGCTTTAGGGTTATTGGAATGTGAGTATTTATGGCTAGAAGATTTTGGATTCCACGGTTGACCGCCCGGATGTCTACGTCCAGCAGTTTCATAAATAGCACCGGGAGCAGAAGCGTTGATGATCCGATAAAGGGAAACAAACCCTTTTCGGTTTTCTTTTGACACGCCGATTTGTGCTCTAATTCCGGCTTTGACCTCAGACGCGTTGTATCGCGGAAATCTACCTTTACGAAATGAGCTTGTATTTTTTGTAATTTTCTTTGACGATTTTTGTGAATAAGTCCAATTAGAAAGTCCGGGAATTTCAGCAGGAGCAAGTGCCTTAGCTTCTTTAACGATAGGCATAAGAAACGCCCGGACTTCTTTATTTAAGTTTTTCTTCAAATCGGGTGCGAATTTATTGAGGGCTTTATTAAGCTCGTAGGCTCCTTTAACTTCTACGGGCATTTGCCTTCCTCGCATCCTCTTGTAAAACGTCAATGATGGACTTAATCATAATTTCATCCATCTCGATAAATTCTCTAGGCGAAATTCCTGTCCTTACAGCCAATGTTGCAATGGTGTAAGTAAATGAATCACGCCTTACTTTTCCGGGGTGTCGTCTACTACCTCAACCTTTTCTAAGGTTTCAAGAAACTTCTCACCGAATGGTTTAACTTCAAACCCTGCAGAAAAAAGCAATTTCCATGCGATCCAATAAACATCGGATTGCTTCTGGTCTTCGCCTATTGCTTTATAAAAACCCTTACCAGCGTGTTGTTCAAAAGCATATTCCACCGATGGGGTGATTTTTTGCTCTGTAACGTCTCCGTTGGTAAGAGTTATTTTAAGTATTGTCATTGTGTAGCCCTTTCTTTAGTTGTTAGAACGTACCTGAATCGGAAACAGTTAGAACGCTGTTTACAGTAAATGTGATGTCCTGAGTGCTGATGTCGCCAACTGCACCGTTGATTGGTGTGAGGTTGTTAATCAAAAGTGTACCTGAATAAAGCTTATTTGTAGCAGAAATGGTCGCTGTGCCACCAGTAGCTATTTGACAAGCTTTGAATGTTGCTGATGTGCCGTATGCAGCCTGGAGTGTTGCCACAACAGAAGCAACTGCATCATCGTTTAGGAAGCTCACGGTCAAAGTATTTGATTCTAGACCTTTTACAAAGCGGTGTGAAAAATCTCCCATCGCACTCACTTCGAGTTCATCAAATTTCTGGTTAATGGTGATGCTTTTAACGTGGTCAGAAAGGTCAACTGTGCCAATCTTGAAACCAACGGTATTATTTAGAAAAACTGCCATTTGTTATTCCTCTACTTTCTTCGCCGCTGGCTTTTCTGCTTTGGCTTCTGGTTGTACCTGACCTACTTTAATCAGGAATGCTAGGTCTTCCGGTGTGTATTCACTCATGCTGCGATCCAATTCGCTAGGGTTTCAATGGACATTTCAACACTTAACATTTTACCAGCATCGTCCCCTAGAACGGTTGGAGCTGAGATATTTACTATGTTGAAAACTAAATCTGCTGCGCCAGATAACTTCTTAAACACTTCTACTGTCATGTTTTCGATGTTAGCCAACGATGCTTGGTTATCGTAAAGTTCTGTAGTCAGCGTTAAGCGCAAATGAGCTGTTGGGCTGATAGTCGTGCGAGTATTGTTATTGCTAGTAAGCATTGGGTCATCCCAAGTGATAATGACCGAATTAGCCAAAGGTGAGGCAGGTGGAAAGGAAAATACCTGCCACACCGTTGGGTTATCTAAACAAGCGGCAACGGTTGAACGGATCGCTGTGACGGCAGCGTATGCCATTTTTAACCAACCATTCCACGTGGGTTTAGATGTGGCGCAAGTAAACCGCGAACGCGAGATAAGAGCGAGTTACCCATACGGTAAGGAGAAGGAGAAAAGTCAGGTGATACACCACCAGCGTTGGATTGCTGACGGGATTGGTAAACATCTACAGCGATAAGCATTGCAGCTTCACGGATTTCTGGAACTGCTCCGTAATCTGATGAATCACCAAATGCTTCACCGGCTACCTTGCCATAAGGCAAGATTTGATGCCAGTTAGCATCTGATGGAGAACCATCTGGAGTAAATTGAATAATCGAATAACCACGTGGAAAGTTCCAGTTGTTATACGGAAAAGTATTGAAGTATGGAAACGATGCAGAACCATTTGTCCATGGATAAGTGGATGTAATGGTGTGGGTTCCATTAAGAGCTGTGCCGCATCCTGTGATTGTAACGGATTGACCGTATACAAAAGCCGGGTTCGCACTAATGACAACATATGCGTTGCCACCAGCAATAGCCCCTGAAACAGCTGGAAGTTCATTTGTCCAGAGTTGCTTCTTGATAAGGTTTTCAGCAGTTGAGCATACTTCTTGAAGCATTGTGTCTGAATACAGACTTCCAATGCCTAAGTTAGCGCGTAATTCCGCGACTGTTACGTACGCTGTCATGCTTTCCTCTCTTATCGGGTCAACCCCGGGCAGGGCTACTAACCCGGGGCGACCGTACTATTTCCTAAATTAAGCTACGTTGAAGCGACGGATACCCTTAGGTTGTTTAACCAAAAGTGAACCGTAACCGTAGATAGCCATTTGGACTTCCATGTTTGAAACGTTGTTGACTGAGAAGTATGAAGTTGGAGACTCATACCATGTTGCAGCCTCAGGAACGATAACAAATGCTGAGTTATCAGCAGCAGTTGTCGAAACAGCTTGGTAATCAACATAGAGATCCAATCCGAGAACGTTACCCTTGATTGAAGTAGGGTTTGACTCACCGGCTGCGTTCCAAGGTGAAACAGCGTTGTAGATTGGACGACCAGTTGTATCAACTGCACCCATGAGGGTTGTCCATTGTCCGACACCAGCAAGGTAGTTCTTAGCGAACATAGATGTACCTTGGTAAGCCAAAGCAGATTCTGTTGAAACGAAGTCGATGATACCTGCTGAGTCACCTGTGTAGTTCTTTGTGCCGATTGTTCCTTGTGAAGCAAGACCAGACAAAATTGCTGCGTCGATTGCCTTCAAGTAAGCAAGTTCCATCTGCTTTGAAAGTTCATCAAAGAAAACAGGGTTTGAACGCTCTAGGAGTTCAAGTGTGATGGTCTGTTGACCAGCGTACTTGGAAACTGTACCTGTGAGATACTGAGATGTCATACCTTGGTTAGCAGGTGTTCCACCTTCTGATGTTACTGCGACAGTAGGAGCATCATTTGTTGGTGTGATAAGAGAAGGTACTTGGAATGTCATACCTGATGTAGGAAGAACGCCACGTGAAATTGCATCGCGTGCTGGAGCACCGAACGAGGTGTTACTGACGAATTCCTTCAAATACTGAATTGGATTGAAGGCAGGGTTAGTTGTGCCGATAGAGTCAACTGCAGCCTGAACTACCTTT